AAGCCTAGCCTAGTAGCCCCAGCCACAAGGTGCCCTGCACTCAATTGCACCCGTTGATCGCCGTAATCAACCGGCCGCATGGCACGTGGAGCCATTGTGAGAAAGTCCACGCAGGGCTGAGTTGCAGCCGCCTGAGATAAAAGAGAGAACGGTCATCCTCTGCACCCAAAGGCCACGGGTATAGCGGATGACCGCTGCAACATTGGCGCAAGATATGCTCCTTCTGTAGCAGGAGGATACCAATGCCCGGAGACAAACAGGGTCACCCCAATCCGAACAATCCCAGTGACAAGCCCCAGAACTTGCCGAAGGAATTCGAAAAGCCCACGGACACGGGTGACAAGGGTACGAGCGGCGTGCCCGGTAAGCGGTAAGTGGGAAGAGTCACCACTTACCTCTTATAGGTAGGTGGTGGCTTTTCATCTTGACGCACTGAGAGTTTATGGTTACACTACGAGACATCGCACGCATTTCTGTTGTGAGGACTTCCATGCACGCAGCCGCCCCGGATACCACTACTCCGACACCGGTCACGCCACAGCCGCCGAATGTCCCGGTGCATCCGGATCGTCCGGACCATGACCTCCCCACGACCAACACCCCCAGACCCGGCATTCCCGGCAGGCCGGATACCAGACCCGAACAGCCCAACAAACCCGAACCCAGCAGGCCCCCCAAGCCTTCGTAGCATGTCGAGGCGGTGGAAAGGGGTCCGATTTGACCCCGCGTTGTCGGTGTTGGTGGCGGCGGCGGAGGAAAGCATGGCAGAGTCTCGACAGGATGGCACCGTGGTCAAGCTGATGACCGATAAGGGCTTCGGCTTCATTGCAGATAGCCACGGCACGGAGTACTTCTTTCACCGGTCAGCACTGAAGCCACAGGAGTGGGCCATTCTTTCAGTGGACACCCCGGTGACCTTCGTGGTTCGCTCTAATCCGAAAGGCCCGAGGGCCGAGGATGTAGCCATCACTTTTTCTTCCGGCGAGAATAGCTGAGAGGCACTAGGACCAAAGGCGTATAGGCAGTATTCATGGAGGTGTGGTAGACTCCCCACTTCCCATGCATACCTGTGAATCATGTGTATTTTGGCGCAAGGATTGGGGTATTTAGGCACATAATCGGTGGACCCGCGCCCATACCGACCGAGGCACGTGTACCTTCCGAGAAATTTCCCCGCCCCTTGAGATGCGTGGCTCCGCCATCGCCTGTCATTTCTACCAACATAAACCTCCCCCTCCAGAGGTGTTTTATGCCCCCGCCCCGCAAGGAAGTCATCAGACAAATGCTCCAAGCCTTGGAGAGCCCCCACAAGGATCTGACCGAGTGGGAGGAAAATTTTCTGGAATCCATCTCCGACCAATTCGATAAGCGCGGCACCCTCTCCGATAAGCAGTTTGAGATTCTGGACCGGATTTATGCGGAGAAAACCCCGTAGCTGTAGATGACAGACCTTGCTGGTTTCTCCAAGGCTTTCCTCACGATTTCATCCTGATTGAGGCACTATATGGTTGCTACCCCCACTCCGTATGATGTCTGGATTCACGCATTGTCCCGTGGAGAGGCCACTCCAGAGCAGCAGCAGCAAGCCGCCACCCGTCTGGCCTACCTCTCCACCCGCGAACAGGCCCTCATCCAGACCCTGAAGACCATCGAGACGTTCCTGAAGAGCATCCAGCACGAGGTGCCCAAAGCCTCCACTACGGCCCCATGAATCGCGCCACGCGGGACAAGTTCACCATCCCCACCCAGAAGGATGTGACCAGTGGGAATGCTTGCTTGGAGACGCCTCCGGCCGTCTTCGCCAAGCTACAGGAGGACTTTGGCCCGTTTGACCTTGACCTGTGTGCTGATGCTCACAACCACCTGTGTGATGTGTGGCTTGGTCCCGATAGTCCTTACCATCAGGACGCCCTGACCGCCCCATGGGGGGACTTTGGAGAGTCCGGGTACGCCAACCCTCCCTATGGTCCCTTCGTGGGGAAGATGCTCTGTAAGGCCAAGGAGGAGGCCGCTAAGGGCTTCCCCAGCCTGCTCCTCCTCCCCGTCCGCATCACCAAAGCCTTCCACCAACACATCCTGTGCGGAGCCAGTGAAGTCCACTTCTGCGACAAGCGCATTGCTTTCTGGCAGGATGGGGCTCCGAAGCTGGTCCAGCACAAGGATGGGAGTTGGAAGCCGGATGCTGCTTTGTTCGACTCCATGCTCGTGCGATACGAGCCCGGAATGCGTTTCAGCCCACCAAGGGTGAGGAGTTGGAAGGTGCCGAAGCATAATGGTCCGATGGGGTGGGGATAAATGCCAAAGCCTATATTCATTCGTCCGGGAGACGCTGAAGATCGCCTTGGCCGAGGCGATGATGCATATGTGGATGTGAAGGATTTAGCAAGACAGCGCCGTAAGGCCCTAGAAGAAGAGGATATTCAAACAGGAACGCTTCCACCTAAGTCTACTGAAGTGATTGCGACCAGTTCAGTATCCGAACCGGTGACCAGTTCAGTATCCGAACCAGTGGAGCGAGGGCGGGGTTGGAATCTCTCCAAAGATGTCCAACGTCGTGGTGGGTTAAGGAGCGCAGAATCCCGTCAGTTAATGTCGAAAAAAGAAAAGTCTGACCACGCTCGCAAAATGGTGCAAGCCCGCTGGGCGAAAGCCGGTAAGATGAAGGTCAAGGAGGTTTGACCATGGCGAAAGTACCTCGACGTGAACTCTCGCCCGCCCACCAACGTCTCGTCCAACGGCGTATCGAAGATGAGCAGGAACAGAAGCGCATCGCGGATGCCGTCAAGAAGCATTATCTGAAGCATGATTTGGCCTTGAGACGCTGGGCGAAACCCCTCGTCTAAGTCCCGCGTTTGACAACAGTAGAGGGCGGGAGTAGGATCGACGTTTCCGTGCAATTGATTGCAGGAGTCTTGCTGTGGCCTTTGAACGCTTACAAGCACTCGGTGAGGAGCAATTCAAAAAGATTCTGAATCTCTTGATGCGGGGTGAGCCCGCTATGCACGTGGCGCGTACGCTGCAACAGCAACCGCCCAAGGGCTGGGGCATCTTTCAAGATGTGGCCGAGAAGACGCTCACCGCTCAGTTGAATCGCCTGCGAGAGGTGGCGGCAGAAGGAGCCTTTGGGCTCAAAGCGGCTCGCCGCATAGCCGAAGGCCATACCCCCCAGATTAAGCGGTTGGAACATGTCAGCATCTCCGTGCTGGTCCGCATGGAAGAACTGGCCGATATCCAACGGACTCGCGTGCTGAACCTCGTGGAGAAGGAGAAGGACTCGCTCCTGCCGAAGATTGGTAATCTCCATCTTCCCAGCAACATGCCCTCCAGTGCGAAGATGGCTCCGCAGGAGTATCGCCACCTCCTGACGCAGACCAATTTGGTGTTCAACGATTACCGGCAACTTCTCCTTGACTTGCAGAAGATTCGCTTCGACCTTGGGTTGGATGAATTCAAAGGTCCGGTCAGTACGACCACCGCTCGTGGGGCCACGCAGACCACCACGTTCCCGGATGGGATGAGCGTGCAGAAGCAAATCTTCGAAGCCGTCACGACCATTGAGCAGATTTTCGATGCGCGGAAAATCCCCCGCCTGATAGGAGACTGATGGATCCCATTCGTGTGAAACCCAGTCCCATGGCTGATACTCGTACCTGTGACTACGAGAAGGTGAGTGTCGAACAGCTACTGGAGAATTCCGAACGGCACATTGGGGATGTGCAGCGAGCGTTGGGGATGTTTGCGGGGTTGTTGATGGAAGCGGCCCTGCAGCATGACCGGGACAAACTTACCGATATCGCCATGTTCCACCACGACTTCCTGACAGGGTTCAAGGAAACCACGTGGTGGGACCGGCATCGGAAGCTCAATCGGCACCACCTGACGCACCCTGATGGCATTCCGCAGGACGTGAACCTCATCGACGTGCTGGACTATATCTCGGATTGTGTGATGTCCGGGATGGCGCGGAGTGGGGAGGTTCATCCATTGGAACTGCCTGTGCCTCTTCTTGTGCGGGCTTTTGAGAACACTGTCGCGCTCCTCAAGGCCCACGTCATCGTGGACACGGATGGACCTGACGAACTGACTGCACAGAAGGCCCCACCTATGGCCATGCCCACGCGGCAGGACACAGGCGAATAGTCATGCCTATGACCCCGGTGCATGTTCGACGGAACAACCCGAGCCTCACGCTCTGTGGACGAGAGTCCAAGGACCACGGCACGGTGAGTCAGTTCCATGTCGCTGCACATCCTGAGCACATCAAGTTTTTGGTAATGTGCCGAGAGTGCCTGAGTGTGATGTCACTCAAGAAGTCGTAGCATGCTCGTCTTCAAACGTGGTTCCGGTTCTACCGTTACCAAACAGAAAACCACGCCTGAGTATCTGGACTCACTCAATGAACGCGCCCACGTGTATCTCCTCAAGTTACTCGGTCGCCAAGAAGCCGATAAAATCTGGCTCTCCGGACAAAAAATCCACGACCTGAACGAGCGGGCCATGTACTACGCCCAAGCCGTGGTGCATGTCGAAGAGCAGATGCGCGGGGAGCGGACGAATCGCCTCGCGGACTACTCACAGTATCGCTGGAAGCCTGTCGGCATCACGGAATTCATCTGCAGCCCACACTATCTGGCCAAGGAGAAGGAAATCTATCCCGGTGTGCTGGAAGCGGCCGAGGAGTTGAATCATGGGGGCTATGTCGAGGCCATCATGACCGGGGGCATTGGCTCCGGGAAGACCACGCTGGCCCTGTATACGAATGCCTACCAACTCTATCTCCTCTCCTGCATGCGCTCGCCGCATCGACAGTTTGGCTTGGACCCATCGAGCGAAATCCTGCTCATCTTCCAGAGCATGACGCTGAAGTTGGCGCAGGGGGTGGACTACCAGCGGTTCAGGAACATGATCGAGGGCAGTCCCTACTTCCTGAAGCACTATCCCTTCGATAAGCAGTTGAAGAGTAAGTTGGTGTTCCAGAACCGGGTGGAAGTGATTCCTGTGGCTGGCAATGAGACAGCGGCCATTGGTCAGAACGTGATGGGCGGGTTGATTGACGAGTTGAACTACATGGCTGTGGTCGAGAAAAGCCGCGTAGCTGTAGACAAGGGGACATATGACCAAGCGATTCTTCTCTATAACAGCATTGCTCGCCGCCGTAAGTCTCGCTTTATGGAAAATGGTAAGTTACCGGGCATCCTTTGTCTCGTCTCCTCCAAGAAGTACCCCGGACAGTTCACCGACCAAAAAGTAAAAGAGGCGGAGAAAGACCCCAGCATCTTCGTGTATGACAAGCGGGTCTGGGACATCAAGCCGGATGACTTCGGCAATCAGGGGTGGTTCCCGGTCTTCGCAGGCGACCTGACAAGAAAGCCCAAAATTCTCGATGAGGATGACCACGTCGCAGACGAGGACCGCAACCTCGTGGTGCAAGTCCCGGAAGAGTTCCGGCTGGAATTCGAAAAGGATGTCATCAATGCGCTGCGAGAAATTGCCGGGGTCAGTACCCTCGCTCGTCACCCGTTCTTTCTGGAAGTACAGAAGGTCTATGCGGCGTTCAAGCCCCGTGAGAGTATCTTCTCCCAACCCGTGGTGGACTTTGTCGAAACCCGGCTCACGCTCCTCAAGAAGAACTTTTGGAATCCAGAGATTCCGCGTTTCGCGCATGTGGACTTGGCACTGAGTGGGGATAGTGCGGGCTTAGCGATAGGCACTGTCTCTGGTTTTGCGAACGTCTCCAGTGACCCCCAGCAACCGGCCTACATGCCGAACATCTGGATCGATGGCACGCTGGAAGTGCGCCCGCCGAAGAACTGCGAGATTCTGCTGAGCAAGATCCGGGAGGTCATCATCGTGCTCAAGAAGATGGGCCTGAACATCATCTGGGTGACGTTCGACCAGTTCCAGAGCAGCGACAGCCAGCAGATTTTGCGGCAGCAGGGCCTCATCACCGGGCACCAGAGCATGGATGATGTCCCCTGCAGACCCTATGACTTCACCAAGACGGCCATGTACGAGGGACGCATTGACATCCCCAGCCATCCAAAGCTGAATCGAGAGATTTTGATGCTGGAGAAGGATGCGAAGACGGGGAGGATTGACCATCCACCCGGAGGCAGCAAGGACATCGCAGACGCTCTGTCAGGGGTGGCGTATGGCCTGACCATGCGCCGTGAGCTATGGGGTCTGTATCGAATTCCTGTGCTGATGATCCCCCAGAGTGTCTACGCGGCAGCAGACAAGCTCAAGAAAGACCAACAACCCGAGTACCAGAGCGAAGAGAGCCTGTCGGCGTGAGCCTCGACCATGCCCTCGTGCTCGTGGACGCTGGTATCCTCCTCTGGGAGGTGGTCAGGCTTTACAGGGCACAGTCCTGCGTGAGGGCCTTGCCGTAGATGTCCGGGAAGTCCTCCGGGGCCTCTGTGCAGACCACCGCGAGGCGGTTGCAGGAGGCGCAGAAGGCATTCCAGCGGCCTGCGGGGTCGTTGGCCCGCTGATGCCACGGCAAGAGGTCGTGGCCCAGCCTGCGGGCAATCTCAGCGGCCTCCCGCTTCCGTCCTGACAATTCCCCAAACTGATCGATGGCCGCGTAGTCCTGCTTGATGACCACGGACTTCGCCGTGGAGAGCAGGAGCGATTTGCGAGGGATGCGCTTCTTGATACCCTGCCGCTTGACAGGGGTGGTCACAAATTTGAGAGCCATAGCACTCCTTAGAAGAGGGGAAACCACGAACCGGCGTCACCTGTGCGGAATTCGTCTGCATCACAGGTGACCACCCGGACGAGGGTGAGGACAGGATAGTCCACGTGCATGTGGGCATCGCTGGCCACTTGAAGAGCGTGGTCCCGAGCCTCCCCGAGGTTCCCGGCATAGAAGTCGAGGCCCACGTGATATCCATGTTGGGTGACGAAGATGCCACGATAGGTGCGTTCACGAACGTTTCTGGGCATTGGCTCCTCCTTGAGCGAATCGAACTGCACTGATCGTAGCACAGCCCAACGAGTTTGTCAAATGTGCAGCCAATTGCAAGGATTTGACAAATCTGGGAGGGTGTGCTACACTGGTGTCACGTCGAACCACCAAACTCAAGGAGTGAGCATGAAGAAACCCGCCAAGTCCCTGACGTGTGCCCGCCGAGGGTGCTATACGGATAGCCACGAGTCGAAGTGTCGCAAGTGCCAGACGCCCATCAAGGCCAACGGCCCTCGTCACTCGTTTATCAACTTCGGAGCCGCCAACAGTGGTATCGTGAATTTCTGTTGCCGGTGCGCCCGTGGCTGAATGGGAACGGGATGATTTTTACGACGGACAACAGGTTGGAGCACGTATGGACAAGGAGAAGGTATGGCTACTCGTGCAGGCCCTTGAGCGGGCCGCATGGAGCCGCCGCTGGTCAGACGTGAAGAAGGCCCGTCGAGCACTGGAGAAGGAACTGGGGAAGCGTCCCCATGACCCGCTCTTCCACATCCCGACCGGGCAGCACATGTTGGACGACTCGTTGAAGAAGAGGTGACCATGGACGAAGTGACGCGGTTGGTCATGACCGAGACGCAGAGGGAACTGCTGAACGAGATTCACACGCAATACAAGCGGCGGGTGGTCAAGCTGATCGGTGACGGTGTGGACCCGCAGAAAACGCGGGGTAACCTGACGTTACACATCCCCTACGAAATGTTGCGAGAGGCATTTGTGGGAGAACCGCCAGTAAAAGAGGGGTAGTTACCTGAGAGGTTGACAAGTTTCGCAAGTTCTGCCATACTTCCGCCCGCATGTCAATGGAGTGTTTTCCTACCTTTAAGGAGTAAAAATGCCGGTATTGTGGCTACCAGTCGATGAATTGGAAGCTCTGCAAGCGGTGCTGCGGTCAGCGGAGCGAGTGAACTGGGAAGCCTATGAGCGAGCCAAGTTGTACATCCTCCAACCTCAAGCCGAAGCCCCCGCAGAGGATGCGATGAATTCCCCAGCCGAGTGTTGAAGGAGGCCCGCCACGTGTAGCGGGCCACCCGTGGTTACCAGTGCCCGCGTTGTTGGGCGTCTTCTCGGGCCTTGAACCCATCCGCCCGCCCACACTGCTCGGCGTGTGCCTCGTTCCAGACGTTCTCCTGTTCCAGCTTGGTCACGATGACCTGATCGTCCCGGATGTCGTCATCCCGGCCCCCAGCCGAGATGTAGCCCGCCCGGTAGGAAGGCACCATCGCCAAGAGCTTGTCACGGGTGATGCCCTGTTTGGCAGGGGGTTCTCCCATCTCTCCGTACTTCGCCATGCACACCTCCGGCTGCACTCAGTTGCATGAGGGGTGCCACCCTTGACAAATCCTGCGGGGTCTGCGATACTGAGGGAGTCGAGTTTGCCCCAAGGAGGGGGCTCCTAAATGAATCTCTGGTGCGTCACCATCTCAATCCCTCTCGGTCGTCGGGTGTGCAACCACCGCTATGCGGTACTGGCCGCTTCCGCGCCGGAGGCCAAGGCGAAGGCTGTGGCCTACGTGTTCCCCAACCCCGTCGAGAACCCGGAATACACCATCGAGGCCGAAGTGGACGTGGACGGCGTCATCTCAGGTTCGACCTACTACACGAAGGCGGTCCAGTCATGATTTTCCTCAGCATCGAAGACGGCAAGCTGGTGGCCTACGACCACGCCGATCATCAGAGCGTCATCACCACGGCGCAGGACGTGGAAGTTCTGCTCCGTAAGGATGAGGACATCTCCCGGTCGTCCTCACTGGATTTCCCGGAGGAGTACACCACGGACCCCATGGTGCTGGCCCTCGTGACCTATCTGAACGGGCTGGAAGACGATCCCCGGTGGAACGAGGAGCCGATGGACTTCTGCCCCCGGTGTGAGGACTTCGCAGTCCTGAGTGACGAGCAGGAAGGGGGCGTCACGTTCGATGCTGCCCTCTGCAACGAGTGCCGGAGGGTCGTGATACAGGAGTTGTCGATGGATGATTTCGATGACGCCTACGAACGTGCTCGGGCGAATGGTTGGGCCGACTGATGGCCCCCGGTGAGCAGTCGTGTCGGTGTCCGGGGTGTGGCACGTGTGAGGCCCATGACCTGATGCCCGCCCTGAAGGCGGAGGCGAAAGCCTTGAAGGATCAGGTCCGTGAAGTCAAGCGGCTGGCACTCGGCATGGCCGTGTTGCACCAGCGAGCGGTGGGTGGGAATATCTTGCCTGACGCCCAGAAAGTCGGGTTGGTGAAGGTGCTGAAGGCGGTGGGAGTCACGAAGGAGGAACTGGACGCACTGGTGAAGAGTTATTGAGGGAGGCTGCAATTAATTGCACGAGCCCTCTTGACAAATCCCCAGCGGGGTGCGATACTGAAAGGACTGGAGGGCGAGCAGATGCATTAGACGAGGAGCCGGTGAGTAGGGGGCGGGCGACAAGCACCGTGGCTACCCCTGAAACGGTCAAACAAGCGCGGGCTCGACGGGTGGCAGAATCCTTCGCCGGGAAGGGCCACCCCGGATGGACAACCCGGCATTCTCTTTTTCGCTCATGGAGGAGCACCGATGGAAATCTTTTTCTCAATCAGCTATCGTGGCGTGTTCGTGTTCAGGACCGACATCTTCACGGACGAAACGTCAGCCAAGCGGGCGCAACTGGCCCTCGCGGAGGCGTTCACGCAGGACGGCTACGAACTCACCCGGAGCCAGCGGTCGGCCACGTGGTACTGCAAGGACATCCCGACCCCTTGACAAATTCCCGGAGAGGTGCGATACTGATTCAGTCAGACAACGTTTCGATGCTCATGGAGGAGCGACCACATGAAAACCCTCACCATCCCCCGGAAGTGGCTCAAGAGCAAGTCGGGCCTGAAGTCGGTCAACTCATTGCTCGCGGCGGGCTATTTCCTCCGCCTCGCCTAACAGGAGACTCTGATGCAGATTCGTAACGCGACTCGTGAATTCAACCTCGCCCTCGACGCCTTTGTGAATGGCGTGCAGGCCCGCAGTGACGCCCGATATGCGACGGACTTCCCCCATTCGAAGGCCCCCCAGTTCACGGTGATGCCCGGAGCGAAGAACGTCCGGATCGTCTCCAGCGACGGCGTGAGCCGGTACGTGTTCTGCTTCGTCCGTATCGAGGACGGAGCCATCCTCAAGGCGGCGGGCTGGAAGGCCCCGGCGAAGCACGCCAGAGGCTCCATCTACGTCAACGCAGGCGCTGATGCAGTGGGCGATTACGGAGCGCACTACCTCCGCTGAGGGGCTGGAGGGGGCCTAAAAATCCCCTCCAATCACTCTTGACAAACCTCGCAGGGCATGCGATACTGTTCTTGTCAGTCAGCAATCGGCAACCGCTAAGGAGTAGCACATGGCCAAGACCCCGACCGTCCACAACCCCACGAACTTCGAACCCAGCCACTACGAAGTGGTGAACTACCTCGACAACCAGCGCCCCGCGTATTACGGGCAGGGCATCGAAGCGCATGTCGAAGAGGTCAAGTTCTGGCAGGAGGAGATGATCGCCACCTTCGGTCCCGATTACGCCAAGAAAATCCACCACTGTGTGCATTGCGGCAACGGGCGCGTCCGCTGGATTACGGCGACGACGCACCTCCCGACTGGCGACGTGGTGGTCTTCGGCAGCGACTGCACCGCTCGTCTCGGCTTCCGCAACAAGGTCCAGTTCAAGCTGGCGCAGTTGCAGGCGAAGGCCGAAGCGGGTCACGCCAAGATGAAGATTTGGAAGAAGCGCGTGGCCTTCCTTGAGGCGACCCCCGGCTTCGCAGAGGCCATCGAGCAGGCCA